GGGGATGAGGCTATTCCACAGGGGCAACAAACCCCTGCGGAGAATATAATTTTTAAAATTGTTCATTTTCTTCTCCTTCTGCCCCTGTCGGGGCTATTTAATTTCGTACCCCCCGGCGTTGGGGGGAGCCTGCCATCATCAGTGCCGGGCGGGGACTCCGGCAGACCCCACAATGGGGGTTTCGGCTATTTGTCTTCCGGGACTGGCATATTGAGGATATTTCCGTCCTCATCAACTTTTGCCCCGAAAAACGATCTAAGAAAATCGGAATTATCTGAATTATCTCCGGCGGGGAGTTTTCCCTCCGTTCGTTCAAACTCCCGGAAAATCTTTTCAAACCGGGGGAGTTCAGAAATTTCGGTTTGGAACATCAGGAAAATCATCAACTTCCCGATGTGGTTCTCCCTTAATAGGGAGATAAATTTTTCTTTTTTGTCCATTTTTTTGTCTTCCTCCTTCAAAAATTTTTCCAACGAGGCATTTATAACCTCGTTTTTTGTCATACTCCGCTCGGTTTTCCCGTCCCGTTTTCGGATAAGTACTACGGGATGGGATTTGCAGTAGTTTTCAAGTCGCTGGTTTAAGTCGTTGGGGATTCGGAGATACAACTCCTTTTCCCCAGGAGATTTTTTTTTGTCCATATTTTGCTCCTTTTTGGAGGGGTAAATTCCGGTTTTAGGGCTGACCGGAAACCCGGTGGCGGGGATTAAGCGATAAATTTTTTAATCATTTTCTGTGCGGTAAGATTGCGGTTGTCAATCCAAAATTTACTTTGATTTTGTTCTTCGATCTGGGTGATTGCTTTGTATATTTTTTCCATTTCGGAGACATACTGGGGGGTTTCGGTGATACCCTTACTCTGGGCAATTTTTTCCATTTCGGTTATGACTTCGGAAACTCCCCGGAGGAGTCCAGCCCGGATTTTGGTAGCCCAGTCGTTTTGCTTCTGGGTTCCCTGGAGGGAGGGGAGGGATTCGGTGGAGATTTTAGCGGATTCTAACTGTTGGTTTTGCCAGCAGTTTTTGCAGTCGGTGGTTTTTAACCACTCAAGTTTTTTCTCTCTGTCGTTATAGGAGCCATATATTACTACCTCTTCGGTGTGTCCGCAATTTCTCTTTACTTGATATTTCATTTTTTGTCCTCCGCTTTCATTTTTTTGTGTTCTTGTCTTATGTACCTATTATACCATAATCAGCCGATTTGTCAATACTTTTCTGCCGATTTTGACAAGTATTTTTAAGATTATTTTTAAGAGTTTTTAGTGCGGTTTTAATAGGTTTATTCGCCGCCTTTTTACATGGAGACAAAATCCCCCCGAAACGCAAAAAAGACTCCCACGAATACGCTATCCGCAGGAGTCTTTTGTTTAGTTTAATTATCGTCGGTGTTAATCCCGCTGAATTATGCCCTTGTCCCAGACCTTTGGTTCCAGTTGTTGTTCAGCATATTCCTTGCTTTGTAACCAGTAAGGACATCCAGAACAGTTTATTCCCGCAGGCAAATCATAATCGTGGGGATAACTCTTTAATCCAATATCCCTTACAAATGAATTTATCGTTACCGGCTCCAAACTTTCCTCCATAACTGCAACCCGACTCGATTCTCTGTCAATATTTTTATCCCAGTGCGTCATTTTTACTCCTCCTCGCGTCATATTCCGAATCCTCCTGCCATGAGGAGGCTAAATAAGAGTAATCATCGGACGGATTTAATTTATCAACACCGCCAATTTTAGCGTTGTCATAAATGGCTCCGCTTTCTCCAATAATTGGGGGTTTTTTAGCCTCTCGGCGTTCGTCCGACTTCGCCCGCCAGTAATCCGCTGGACGATTTTTTTTAGCCATAGATTAAAACCTCCTGTCGGGCTTCCGAATATTTTTTACAAACTCCTCTAATGCCTCGTCCCGGTTAAGCCAGCCCCGAAGGAATTTCTCCTGCGTCGGATTTTGTAATACCCGGAGTTGTCGGTATTTCTTTCGGTTCTTAACTATAGTTAATGGCAGTATATTTTTTAAGTCGTAAAGCGTCTGATTATTATAAGCCTTTTCCGTTACTTTACCCCACTGCCCATCCATAGCAATTTCAAGGGCTTCCTGCAAAAACTCGACGCTTCCGCCCACGCCAAAGTTAACGGCGGTATCGAATATCACATAGGCAAGGCTATCAACCATTCGGGGGCATTGTGCGGGAATCCAGTAGTTTTTAAAGTAAATTAATTCGACTTCGCCAGGAGAAATATTTTTAACGTCTATTTTGTCAAGCCCTTTGCTTTTGCGGTAGGCGTCAAAGGTTGCCTGAGTTATCCCATAGTTGGTTCTTCCGCCGGGGTCATCAGGGTCATCGACAAAGCCACCCTCCCACTTGAGGGTAAACTGTAGGATCTTTTTAAACCGATTGAAATCATCAAACTGAGTGTCAACTATTTCCGTTTTATGTTCCGCTGCCCGGTATCCGTCTAGGAATTTTTTAACATCCGGGTGATTGACAAAACTATTAAGTGCAGTCGTTATCGTGGTGTCCTTGCCTGCCAGAGTATAAACAAATCGCAGCCGCTCCAAGACGCCGGAATTTTCATCGGGGCAAGTCTCTTCGTCCGGGTATTGCACCAACAGGGGTATTTTGCTAAATCCGTATCCCTTTAGCCCTGCCAGTTTGTTTTTTAGCGCTTGCCAGTTTGACGCTGGTGGCTGAATTACAATACACCCGGCGGAGCCCGGAGCATAACTAAAATTGGCGTCGTAGTGCAATCCTATTTCAGACCTTTTGCCATTTCCCAAGTGTTGCAAAATAGGGTCGGGTGTAATCGGGTAAAAGGTATCTCCACAGGCTCCTACATCCCCAGGGGTATAACCGGAGGTAGATAGGTAATATCCGCCCTCGATTTCCGATGACGGGGGTATCGGGCTTTTCGCAATCGTCCAAAAATTGCCTTGATACCCGGCTTGCCCTGACCGGGCTGTGAAGGTAACAAAATCACCCTTATTATCGAAAATTGTTAAAATACCATCAAGGTCTTTTTTATATTTGCGAAAAGTCGCATAGGGTGGAGTTAAAACTGTCATATTTTATCCCTCCTCTCGTTTATATAGCACTCCAGCCTGTCTAAATAAATTTTCAGTCTTTACCGTCATTTTGCCGTTGCCAGTCAAAACTTTGTTTATCGTTGACAGCGACAACCCGGTAATTTCCGCTAAGTCTTTCTGCGTCCAGTTCCGGCGGAGAAGTTCCTCCCGGATTTCCGCCTGCTTACTTTTTAGCATGTGTAAACTCGCCGATGATATTGAGTATAGCCACGATACCCTTTATCACGTCCCGGATTGTATCTGCCGGGATATTATACCCGATAGCCTCGACAAACTCACTGAGGGCTTTTTCGACGAAAATTTGTTTGTCCTTGCCGGGCAGGTTATATTCTGTCCCCATTTTTTCCGCATGTAAAACCTGTTTAATGACTTCCTTAACGATGGGATTATCCAGCATACTAAAAAGTTGCATAATATCCTCCTTAATTTCCGCTTTCGGGCGGTATTATTCCGTCGTTTAAAATCGAGGTGATAGAGTTTGATAAATCGGGGTGTGCTTTTTGAGTGCAAAGAAGTAAAATTACTTTATTATTGCGTTCTAAAGTTTTATTATTTTGCTTCACCGTCCCGTTAAGATTTGTAACTGCTGTATTCATCTCGGTCATTGTGCCTTTTAACTCCGCCACAGAATCAAGATACTGCTTACCCAGAGTTTTTACGAGATACCCAATCATGGCGACCAGAGATAAAATTATTGATACAAGAGTGTAATTTATATCCTGATTTACTGCTGTTGTCTGGGCAAAAATACCCAAAATGCCGGAGGATACAATAAGACCGATAAAAATAACATCTGCAAAAAATAACACAACACACCTCCGCTTTCTTTTTCAGTTGTCAAGGATTACTTGACAGTTCTTGAAATATTTTTACTTATTGAATATTATTGAATTTTCTTCAACGTTAAACTAAAATAATAATAACACCCCGGCAGGCAGGGTGTCAAGAGGTGAGCCGAAATAAGATGGAAAAGAAGTTTTTTAAGATTTATGCGTCTTCTGCTCCAACGGAAACGGTAATGGTTGCAGGGGATACCCGCCCTGTTTTGACGGTTGCCCGGATTTTAGCCTCGTAATTTGCGGGAGCCAGTCCTCCGGCGTCCATCACAGTCCATGTTAACTCCCCGTCGGTAGAATACTCAAACTCCTCCGGGTTGTCCTCAGATGATAGTGTGCTGATAACCGCACTCAGAGAGTCGGTTACAACAACTTTAAAATGGAGATACCATTTTGCCTCCGGGTAGGACACCACAGGGGCATTAAAAATAATTTTCGTCCACTCGGAATAAGTTTCGGAGGGTGAATCAACCGTGAGACCGCTAAAATAATCTGCTATAAAAACGACATCCCCTGTCGTAAACTGGAAAACATAATCCTCTGCCAGAGCAGTGCCATTAACTGCAGTTATAGAATCGGTTACGATTACGGTTATTTCCGTGTTGGAGGGCAGGGAGGAATCCAGTGTAATTGTTACGGTTTTGTCCCCATTACTCAGTACATAATTTGTCCATTCTACGGACTGCGTGCTTCCGTCTTCACTTTCGTATTGTATCGTTATATTTGCAGGGATAAGGGTATCTTGTTTTGGCGGAGAGGTAAAAGTTATTTCCAGGTCGGTCGTGGCACTAACCCCAGTGTCATCATCCGCCGGATCGGTTTCCTGCACCGCAAAATTATTTACGGAGGTAGAACCCAGACCGATAAGATAACTCGTGCTTGTCCCTCTTGATGTATAATAGGCATAATATCTGCCGAAAGCACCGGGGGAAACAGAGGAACCAGAGGCGGAATAATCAAAAAGAAGCGTCCCCACGTAGGAATAACAGAGAACACCCGAATCATACGGGATATATATGTTATTGTCGTTATCTAATTGAGGCGTTTTTAATCCGCTCTTGCCCGTGTCGGTATTCCAATTATATAAGGCTCCCAGACCTATACCGCTTATTCCCTCCTTACTCCACAGATACCCGTCGTCGGTTACACCGATTATAATCGGCACCTTGCCAGTCAATAGGCTTTCATATTCATAAATTGCCAACCCATCTGTAGGAGTCCCAGGGAGGGCAACGCTAAAATTTTGTGTCCCGTCCGTGTTTACCCGATATAATTTATCGTCGGTGAGGGACGCAACAAAAACAGCCTCCTCCTCCGTGTCGGAATCTTTGTAGGTAGCCGGCGAATTGCCCGTAAAATCAAGAGTTCCGCTCCCAAAACCCCACTGAAAAATAAGCGAACTATTATAAGCGGCAATACCCAGGGGAGAATCTGAGTCCTCAAAATTTTTACCTCCGACAAGGATAATCAGATTGTCGGTAGCGGCAGGAGTCCCGGAAATATTCGAATCGTCGGTAAAATCGTAAGCACCTTGAAAAGAATCGGCGGAGGTATCCTTGCAGAGTCGAAGATTTTTTGCCAGAGAAGCAGGCGCCTCCCATGAATCGATAAAATCATTTACGGCGTCCTGCAAATCCGTTATTGTGTTTTCATAATCCACTGTTCCGGGAGAGGGATAAACAAATTCTTCTCCTTTTTCTTTTACGGCATCTATGTATGCCGAAACTGCCGCAGAATAATCCACAAAAAAAGTATCAAACCAAGAAAGCAAATTTGCAAGTTGGTCGTCAGGGATTGTAAAATCGCTATATCCCTCATTATAGGTAACTGCAGTATATTCAGTATCACGCGGGACAGAACAAACATATTTAGATAAATAATTATCAACTAATTCAATGTTTTTTGTAGCGTAGGTGGTCGTTTCCGCTTTGTCAGTTAAAACATATTTATAAATTCTGCCTCCAATTACAAGGACACCTCCCCAGGGAGGGCCAACGCAAAGGTCATAAGGCGAAGCATATATAACGCTTGTCGCTGCAGTACTTGAAAATCTTAATCTTAACTCCAGGTTATCACTTTGCGGGTTATGATATTTCGTTGAGACTGCTAAAAGTTTACTCGTCCCACTTGCCCCTATACGGCTTCTTCCGCCAAAGGAGATACTCTCATAAGTTAGCCCATCTCCTTGAGAGTTAAGAGCGACTGCAATCCTTGTTACTCCGCTTTTGTTGCCGTCTTCATCAACGGAGTAATAGGTGATATAATATAAATCATCTTCTCCCGTTTTTGTATATTTTATAAATAAAGTAACAACAAATAAAGCGTTGGTTTCGTCGTGGAAAACATCAAGAGGAGAATCGGGCGCAAGCAATTCCGGGGTATAATCAGGATAGGAGGGATGGGTCAGGTCGTAGGTATGAGTCCAGGAGGAAAGCCCCGTCATGGCGTCATAACAGTATATTTTACTTGCACCCGCCACAATTACGGCGTCGGTATATAATGTCTTTTCTACAATTTGTCCGTTCTCCCAGGTTTTATAAGTTCCGCTTTCCTTTTTAAAAACACAAGGCACGCAAAATATTATATCAGATATATTATTTTCGAAAACTGCAAGCCCTGATAAGGAGTTAATTTGTGAGGTTTTGCCCGCATTTTTTGAGTCGAATTGATATTTGCCCCAAATTGATAAGTCGGTCATTTTTTACTCCCTTTGATTTTTTGTTAGACATTTTCTGCGTCTGACCACTGTTCCATTTTTTTAAGTTTCCTGTATGCAATTGATTTTATTGTCTCTGTCAGAGTCTTGCCGGCGTCATCTTTGTCCACCAGGTCTTTTTCCATTTCCACCTGGTATATCTGATACCAGACAGGTGGACAATCAGCCTTTCGCTTTTCTTCATCCACGTATGAGACCAGTTTGACCTGTAAGTAATTCAGGTCTTCGAGTCCTGAGATTAAAACCCGGTGATATTTGCATTCCACCCCATGCGGAGTGGTTATCGTTTTTAAAAAAGCCATAAATCCTCCTTATAGAAGTTGGATATTAGAGGTTAGAGTCAATATTTTTTTCTAATTTCCACCTTTTTTGTTATAGGTAAAGGCATTCCGCCTTCAAGAGCATAGTCTGGATTGCATTTTGCAGATATAGATCCGCATCGGAAACGCACATCAGAATGGGGTAATAACTCTGTTTGGCGGTAAGGATTATATTATTTTCCGCATTAAGGCTTACACTGGTATTTATGCCGGAAAAAGACGAAGAATCGACGATGGCATAAGACCGTCTGACCCAGATATTATCGGCTATGGCGGGTGAGGAAGAACTGGTGGAAAAGGCAGCAGAAATATGGGCAGAAAAACTTGTTACCGTTTTATTCCCCTGAGCCATTAGTTGATAGGATAATCTCCAGGCTCCTATCGGAACGGTTATGCCTGGAGTGGAGGTCAGATAATACCACTGTCCGCCCGTGCATCCGGTTTTGCTCCGTTTGGTGGTGTCGGTTACCTTGTATTCCCAAATTGTTGGGTCAAGCGGGAACCCGGTCGGTGCTTTGGCAAAAGAGTAATAGGGTGATGTAATAGCCTCGTTATTGAGATCATAGCCGTATCCACTGCCTGAATACCCGTATCCACCATATAGGGTTAGAGTGGTCAACCCGGTGCCGCTACTGTAGGCTACTCCGGTGATTATAAAATACTTCGTGCCTCCGGTGGATTGGGTCAGTTTAACCCTCATGCCGGGATAGTATTTTGCGGTTTTGTCTCCGCTGATGGTGAGGGTATAGGTTGGGTCATCGGCGGAGGCATAAGTCCAGGTTTCGTGGGAAGGTATCCATCCATCATAATCTTCAATTTGTTCAACTCTGAACTTAGTGGTCATTTCGAATCCTTCTCAGCATATTTTATTTTAATAAATTTTGTAGGCTCTAAGCCCTTTCATAGAGATATTGTGTTGCGGGTACCATATATTTTTTACACAGGGTTGTATCTCCGGCAGCCAAGTTACCGCCAAGAATATAAGCCCACCTATTTGTCGAGTCCCAGATACATCCGCTGCCGGACACATTGTAATCATAATATTTATTGTAATACCAGACATCATTAGCAACATCGTATATTTCTATCCTGCCGGAAGAAACTGACTCATAGCCGCAGAGACAATAAATTAAATCCGTGTCCTCATCATACCATCCGAATAAAATCCTGCGTGCGGTTGGCATGGCGGTAAGAGTTGTCCAGTTATTGCCGCTTATACTATATCTCTCGTTATAGGCCCGGTTTGAACTGTTATAGCCGCCTATGCAGTAAATATAATCTCCACCGTCCCATACCACCATGGGGTATCTGCGTGCATTTGCCATGTCGGTCATGCCACTCCAAGAGTTCCCGGCGAAGTCGTATCTCTCGCACTTTTTACTATAAGTCGTGCTTGCAGTCGCTCCGCCTATGGCATACATATAATTACCCGCCACCACACAACCGAGTCCAGCCCGTGCCGTGGTCATATCGGTTTTGTTGTCATAGTTACCCGTAGCGGGGTCATATTCATCAAGTTTAGCAGATGCTGTCCAGGAGCCGTTGGTATCTCCACCGCATATATATAATTTGTTGTTATATACTCCTCCACCGCAGGCAGTCCGGGCGGTTACGGCGTCTCCTCCCGGTGTTACCGTTGACCAGGTTCCTGCGGCTATATCATATTTGGCGATTGTGCTTACGATAGAACCGCCTGCAGTCCCCATGCCAAAATACAGGTATTCGCCTATTTTCCCCACTGCTCCAAGTTTCCGGGTTGCGGGAAGGGAAGTCATTGGAAGGGTAAAAGATGGAGTAATAATTTCGTGTTTATATGTCCAGCCTGCCCGTGTAGCGATAGAACTAAACGGAATCATAGCCCCTGACGGTATAACGGAATCGAAGGCTACTTCTGGGGATAGTTGATAATCACACTGGATAATATCGCCGGTTTGCGGAGCGGTTGTGAGAGTAAAAGTTCCATCACCGGGGGAGGTTTCGGAGTAATCGGTTCCGCCTGCGGTTAGTCTTTGTCCATTGAGATATACGCTGAGGGTATTCTGTTGATATTCGCCGTCGGGGACAGTGAAAACGGTTTCGCTTCCATCGGGGGATTCATCGGGAGTTTTACCAATTTCCAGGGCATTACCTGTCATTCCATCTCCCAGTTCTTGCAAGGCTCCTTCGACGTTTGTTGAGGAGAAGAACCCGCCTGTGTCTGTAATTTGAATATCTCCGGCGTCATTATCTGCGATAACGAAATATCCGGCGGAGGCGTGGTCTCCCCATCCATAAGCCGAATTCCAATTTGCCGAATTATCGGTTATACCTGAGTAATTACCGGCACCGTCAACCTTCACCAGCCCGTTGATGGCGTCCTCGGTAGTTTTGTGGGTCAGAGGGCAAAGTCCCGAAAGGTCAACATCGCTCCCCTTGTCGGTATTTGTGATTTTTAGTTTGTTTTCATCTGCACCTGTGCCTTCCGCTACACTTATGCCGTCCCCGGCAACAAATTTATCAGCGACGTATCCAGCGGAGGAGTCTCCTGCGTCATATTTTACTTTCTCGTCGGGAGTTGAAATGGAAGCAAGTCCTTGAGATAAGGCTAATTCAGTTACAGCCAAAACCTCCGAAGTCCCCGCGTAAGAATTAGACAATTGCACTACTCCGGGCTGTGAAGTTGAAGCAGAATCGATAGAAATATCCGGGTCTGTCCCTCCGCTTGAATTTATCGGCGTTGTCCCAGTAACAGAGGTTACAGTCCCTCCTCCACCACCGACTACTGCCCAAACTGGAGTCGTCTCATCCGTGCAATAATAGAGGCTGCCGTCTCCCGAATACCGGACAATTTCGCCCAGTTCTCCTGCAGGACGATTTCCGGGAGTTGCGTCCAGAGGGTCATCACTGGTGGTTTTTGCAAGTCCCTTGTGCAGATAAGTTGAGGTTAAAAGTATATGCTGGACGGACGCGGGCAAAACATCGGTGTGGTCATCCCGTGTAACATAGGTAATATCTTTTGGGTTGATTGCAACCCCATAATTTACGGCAATGTCATCAAAATAAAAATCATTATCTGCCGCGTCGGTCTCGATAGTCAATCTAACAGAGGATACGGTTTTATCTGCGTTGATTTCCCTTTGGACTAAAATATCAGTCCAAATAATATCAACACTACCAGGAGTCCCGGCATACCAAGAAGCAATTGCCATTTAAAATATCCTCTGTTAATATTTTATTATATTCCGTATTGCTGTTTCGCAGGCAAATAGAAATAATCAGTAGTTCCATCAGTATAGTTTATTTCTACTTTTATTTGTGCTTGCACGTCGTCGTCTGGGTCAATCTCGTATTCCGGCAGAAAAGCCCCAGAAACCTGAAGAGCCACTACTTCACTGCCAGGAGCCAAATCTTGATACATGGAAGCAGTTTCGGAGAGGTCGAAAGAATAATCTCCGGTTGCCCCTCCCGACACCACAGTAATACCCGAAGCAGTCCAACCGGTAAGGTCTCCTGATTCGGCTCCCGCATTGGTGAGGGAGTTGGTATCACTGTAATAATCGGGAGAGGGCATAGAGATTAATCCTTTATTTTAATTATTAATTTGCAGTCAATTAGTTTTTCATATTAGCAGTTACGGAGAAGGTAAATGATTGACTATGAGCTCCTCCATCAACGATAACCCACCGCGCACGCAGGGCATTACCCAAGACATGCCGAATATCGGGGGCAGTAGTAAGGTCGGAAGTCCCGTCAATTATGGCGGTTCCGTTTGCTCCCTTGCTGTTGACGGTTGCAACGAACCGCTTCGCTCCGCCATCACCGACGCATTCGGTAAAGTGGACGACGTTAGTCCAGGTCGTGCCTCCATCATGGCTTGTGTCAATATAGAGATTAAAGGTATCACCAGCCACCGCTGCTGCAACCGTAAGATCAAAAGTGATAACGGCATAACCGTATCCGTCCAACCCTGTTACTGCTGTCCCGTTTCCGCTTGAGGTTTCAGCCCCGGAGGTATGGAGGTTAATTTGTTTTCCGCCCTGATTTACGCCGAGTTCGCCATATTCATTGAAATAGGCGTTTACCCGGTCGCCATTGGAAACGGCAGAAGGACGGGAGGTCGCCCCTTTACCGCCAATTTTGAGCGGATTACCACTATCAGCGGAGTCGTGGGCAATTTCACCAGTCGCAAAAAGGTTTCCAGAGGAATCACCCTTCATCAGCCTGGCATTTGTTCCGTCGGAAAGGGCAATTTGGACGCCTTTAGCCACTACAGCAGCGGCAGGAGTGCCAAAAACTTCATCCATCGTGGTCATGAGTCTGCCTTTGAGGTCTCCAATGGCGTCTGCTCTGTCCAACGCGGACACATCCGCAGGCATGGAAGATGGATCAACTGCCTTGACTCCCATTTTTACCGGCTTGCCCGAATCAGCCGAATCATGGGCTACCGTGCCTTGCACCTCCACATTTACGCCCGCTGTAGCGCTTGCAAGATTGACATTCATGGCATTGCCGGTCGCAGTTACTTTTTCAAAACTTGTCAACCCAGTAGCGTACGCTTGCGGGGTTACGCGTCCACCATCATCCGTATAAAGACTTGGCATTTTTCAACTTCACATCCTTACTAATTTATTTTAGTTGTTTTGCTAATTACCGTTATTTTACCAAATAAAAAAAGCCCCATAAGGGCTTATATATCCGGTTTCAATTTACAATATCAATTGTTATTTTTTTTAAACCGTATAACTCGTTATCGGTTGCAGAACCGCCAAACCAGGAATAAAACAGGAATACTTCTGTTCGGCTATTGCCTTCCGCACCGTAAGAATTGACGATAACACTCCTTCCCATTTGATTTCTTGCTTGATTATTTGGACTGTTTTATATATCAAATTTGTCCCGTCATTAATATAAACGCAATCACCAATTACCCTGCAGGGGTCTCCACGCTCTTCAATTTGATAGTTTGCGTTTTTCTCAGAGATATATTGGAGGAGAGAGTCCACATAACTTATTGCCTGTTCCTTGCTTTGTATCAACCAATTCGATATATTTAAAATTTTGTTTGGGTTGTCAACATTTTCTTGATAATATGAGGCGTTGTAAAACTGTAATGTTTTTCCATAAATCCTGATGTTTACCGCTTCTTCCACTCCTGAGTTTCCAAAAGTTAAGCGACTTCTTACTGCTCCAATTTCTTTCAACCCGATGTAAGAATTTACTGCTTCCAGAAGGTCAACAGAGGTTACAAACCCTACAGCGTCCCCAAATTCCAGTTCAAGAGGTTCTCCTCCCCCATTCGGAATCACATAATCGTTAGTTTCGAATACGATTTCCTCGTCTTTAAATGGCATAGGTAAACGGTATCGGCATTTCACCGCCTGAAAAAAGTTGATCGGGTTTTGAATCTGTTTGGCGGTAAAAATAAAATCGGTATCGGATAAGGTATCCACCGTAACACCGTTATAAAAATTGGTTTCCGCCTTGAATTTGCCCGTCCTATCGGTAGTAATATAACATATTCCCGCTTCGGCAAGCACTTGCAGAACCTCTCCGACGGTTTCGCCTGAAAAATTGCTCCCCACTTCCCCTGCAAAGAATCCCCAGGGAATTTCTGTCCGATATAACTCTGAGGATATATCGTAATCCGAAGAGGTATATCCCAGACCGTCCCAGAGATATTCAAGGAGTTCTCCGACCGTAGTATTTTGCACCACTGCCAAAATCGGCGGCGGTAAATCCTTTATTTGTTTAATTTTATCATATCCAACGAATCCCGCTGAAATCTCGTCTGTTTTTAGGTTGTATCCATCTGCCCAAAAAACTCCCAGAGGGATAAAATAATAGGCGTCGGCGGAAGTCTCCAGTCCGATATATGGACGAAAACGGAAATTATTTGAAAATAAAACATTAAAGGGCGAACTGGTGTAAAGCGAATTCAGGAAATCAGCCTCGTTAATCAGTTCGAATTCGCAGGAGTTTGAAGCGACAGTCCCCAGGGGATTATTTCCAACTGCGGACATCTCTTCTAATAATTTTATATAATTTATATCATAATAATCAAATACAACCGTCGCTATTACCCCCGCCTGAATCACTTTGAGTTCTGAACTTGCCTTTGAAATCTTCGTAAAAGTAATTTTCATATACTTTACGCTCTGCTCTGATTCCCTATAAGTCCAGATAGGCAGTGTATTACCAGTAATATTAACTACGGTTGTATAAGTTATATTATCTTCTGAAATTTCAATTTTAAAATCAACCGGAAAATTATCCGGGTATCCAATTACGAAATATGCCCCGTTTTGGATTGCCGACACATAGGTAATCGTCAAAACCACATCAGCGGATAAGTCGCCGTTGACATCCGACTGAACCAGACTCCAAAATCCCTCATGCTCATCGTCCAGTTCATTCGGAGTATGCCCGTCGCAGGTATAATCCGTAACGCGCACCCGCCCGTTTACCGCCTTGTCTCCGTCGTGGGTGGCGTCGTATTCCGAATCTGCAACCGCAGAGGCAAAAGGATAAACTTCCAACGCAGGGTTGAAATCGCAAATAATCAGAGGACGGGTTCGGCGTTCGTCGGCGTCTATTTTATTAGCGTATGCAACGCTTCTGGTAATCAAATTATTGCTCCTGTAGGGTTAGGGTAATATCGAGATAAAGCCAGTCCCCGGAGGCAGTCGCTTTGTGGGATAATTTTTGGGGTATATCTTTGGCGGTAACTTCGGCGGTGGCGGAAGTCCCATCGTAGGGATAGGTAAACGTTACAAAAGTATCGGTATCAAGCAAAGTCAAAATATTGTCCAGGTCTGTCCACTTGAGGAAAGGATAAGATAAAACGAAAGTATTTTTAACGACAACAACATCTTTAACCAGCCTGCCATTTGCAAGCCTATCTTCCTTGCCGATTGTTTCCGGGATTATCTCAAAGGTTTTAGGCTCCGCAATATCCGTCCCTTCAATTTTAAAATCAGCCATCTATATAACCCCCCTTGCGTCTTCCTCGAATCCATACTGCCGGAGGAGTCTGTTCAGTTCCCGAAGCCCAGCGTCCCCGCCGTAAATATTACCGTTGACGATAAAGGTTTTCGAACCGGAGGAAGCAGAGGAAGAAGCAGAACGGGAAGCGGAGGATAGAGATCGGGAAAGTTTTGCAGAACCAGAAGAAGAGGTTGTATCAGAGGCGGAAGTTGTCCCGGAAGAAGTGGTAAGATTAAACGAAGTCCCGCCGGAAGCCATTTGCTGAATAGCCTGCAAAGTCCCCAGCATTTCGCCAAAAGTCGAATTAAACCAAGTGGACATTTGCAGGTAATATTTTTTCAAACTATTCCAAATCGACTCCATCAATTTTGCGACTGCAGAAACAATAGTCGGCGTTACAGAAACTATCAGTTTCAAAAAATAATCCCAGGGTTCCGCTATGTATTTTTTCCACAGTTCTTTTACTGTTTTCCATGATTCGGATATATTGTTTATAATTTCGGTTATGCTCATTGCTATGGCCGTCATGCCAGGTATAATCAAATTATTTAACACCCAAGTAAAAATATCCCAACCGACTTTAAACGCACTCCAAAGAACTTTTAAGTCTGAAATAATTTGGCTTAAATAAGTTTTTATTGCAAGCATAATCCCGCTCATCAATAAATTTACAATAGGCAGTATTATCGGCTTTAATGCGTTCCATTCTTGGATTACAGCGTCAAAAAATACCTGCAATTGTGGGAGTGTTTCTGTATTAAACTTCGCCCATTCCTCCTGAACAAAAGCCTGAATATCGGTAATAAGCGGTTGGAGTTCAGCCCAAAGTTCGGTGAGTAATTTTAAGGCATATTCCCAAAGCCCATCCCATGCAGGCTTATATTCGTTGACAAAATTATTAAATCCGGTAGTAATATCACTCCAAACCTTATTAAAAACATCCGGTATCATAAGGATATAAGGCTCAATAGTATAGTAGAGTTTCATTATTTCCTCTACAGCCTTATTCACAAACCCAGTTATGCCATCAATGACAGGCTGAAAGTCTTTTAATAATCCGGCAAAAACACCCTTTATTTTGTTCATTTTTTCTTCAAGGGAACCTTCGCCGACGGCTATTGAAAAAATCTTCCTCAATGCTTCCTGAATTAAAGTTATATAAGGACTGATATTATCATATAAATGCATAAAGGATTCAACAATTCCGTTTATCCATTTGTCCAGCCCTGTTTCTTGCAAAAACTTATTCACAATACCTTGTATATTGCCCCAGTTTTGAACCCATGCCAAATAAAGAGTTCCCAGTGCAGTAACAATTCCGGCTATCCATAGGGCTATGGGGTTAGCGGCTAAAAATGAGCCGATTGCACCCAAACCGCCAACAAGAGAAGATAAAAAACCAAGAAGAGAACCTATTTTAGTCCCTATTGAACCGATAATAACCAAAAAACTACCCAAACCGACAAGAGAGGTTAAAACTGCCGTTGAAAACAGAACAATTTGTTCGGTAAGTTTGGGGTGTTCTTTAACCCATTCTCTTATTCTATCCACCAGAGGAGTTATTTGTTTTATGACCTTTGACATATTTTCTAAAAATTTCCCGCCGATTATTTTTACAACTGGTTCAAATTTTGCCTTTAAAATTGTAAATTGTGCAGTAAAAGTTTCAAGATATTTTGCAAAAGCGTCATTGACGACATTGGTGGTTTTGAGTTCTTCCGCCCATTTTTGGGTGGTGTCCATGTTAGTGCTAAGTAAGGCATTGAGTTTGCCATAAGCCTCTTCACCCGCCAGGGCTTTTAAGACTGCATTCTTTTGTTCTTCGGACATTTTAGCCGTTGATTTTTGTATGTCCCTTAAAACATCAATAATAGGACGCATTTTTCCTGCGGATTTTGTAGTAGCGATTCCCATTTCATTCATTTTTACAAGTGCGTCCGGCATAATATTTCCATTAGAATCCCGTATTTTAGTCATTAATTCATTATATAAATCTTTAAATTTACGAGATTTTCCAGCAGAATCTTTGAGAGAAAGTCCAAAATCTTCAAACATTTGGTTTTGTTTTTCAACCGTCAAACCCTTAAATTGCTTCTTAAATTCTTTTAAAATTTCAGCAGAATCTCTCATCCGAACTCCGCCCTTATAGACTGTTACGCCCAATTCACCCAGAGCTTCCATAGCCTCTTTTGAAGGAGCTCCCAGGCGGAGTAAAATCTGTTTCAATCCTTCTCCTGCTTCCGATCCCTTAATGCCACGTTCGGCAAATTGTGTAAGTATAGCCGAGGCAGTTTCCATTGAAACGCCCATTGAGGAAGCTGATGTCCCACCCTTTTTCATTGCTTCTGCCAACTGGGTCAAGTCAGTGTTACCAAGTTGCGAAGAACGGAAAAGAATATTTGCTGTTCTATTGGCTTCGCTTGTTTCTTTACCAAAAATTTTAGTTATATCTGCAAGATTTTCAACTGCCCAAGAAACATCCTTATTGGCAATCTTTGAAAATTTAATAGCCGTTTCAGAAAGTTTTTGAAACCCTTCACTTCCCAAAGTCGCACCAGTAGAGAGGACATAATAAAAACTTTGCATAATCTGTTTTGAATCCGTTGCCAAATCAACAGATAATTTTTGTGCAAGGTCTTCAGCCACTACGCCTAATTTGTCATATTCTTCGCCAACTGCTCCAGTCATCGAAAGAGTATTTCTAACAGCCTCATTATAGTCTTCTACGCTTTTAGCAATCATGCCAAATGCTCCAAGTCCTGCAAGACCAACGGCGGACATTTCTTGCCCGGCTTTGGTTACAGATTCAAAAGCAGTTTTTACGGCTTCTGCAGTTTCCTTCCCAGCTTTGGCTATTTGCGACAAAGTTGAAGACGCCTGGTCAACCGCCTTGATTATAACTTGTGCAATCGGACTGCTTGCCATCGGCTATTTTGCTCCTCTTTCTCTTTCCCTCATATCGGCTTTTAGTTGACTTCGCAGGGCGGCAATATTGGACTTCCGGCTTCCTCCGTGTCCACTTCCGCCCGACATCTGCATTTGTTTGTTCTGTTCCCGGTAGTCTCGCTCTAAAGATTTACCTATAAATAGTTTTTGCAGGACGGTTAAATCCTGCAAACTGTCTGTAAACCTGTATCCTTGCTGGTGTAAAAACCACAATTCCAGCCCTGCTGGACTATCCACGAAAAGAATTCATCTCTCCTTCAGATACCTTCAGCCCGCTTATTTCCCGGACTTTCTCCGCTATCTGTTCGGGGAGTCCGACGGGAAACTCCTGAATATCCTCCTCGGTGAATACGGGATTGCCCTGTTCATCGAGAATACACCAGGAGCAAATTTTATATGACGCTTGCTTATTCGCCCGGACAAGATTCAACAGGGTATCCTTGTCCATAGAGGACATCACTTTTTCCTGTATAGCGTCTTCCCACCGCTTCCCAGGGGATACCCGTTCATCAAAGTCAATCTTCAGCCCCGCCATTGACATCTCGGAGAGGATTGAATTCTCGTAATCGGTAAGGGGACGAAGCAAAAGATACCCGGCGAACACCGGGACTTCAAATTTTATGACATCGGTTTTACGTCTGAGAATATCGGATTTTGACAAAATTTTTCCCATGATATTTTTCCTTTCGGTTTTAATAATTTTACTTATATAACATATTGGGGGGATAATTCCGGTTACCCGCTTGCTCGAATTCTATCGGCGGTAAATAGCCAAAATGTTCCACCAGGTCTTTGCGAAGAAAATACTTACCGCACCGCTTACATAAATACTTTATTTCTATAAGATTTTTATTACTCTTCATCTCAATCCGTATGTCTGAAGGTTGACATTGAGGATTATATTTTGCCGGTATCCACGACATAGCCGCCTCCCAGGGGAAAGGTTGGGGAGAGATTGCTCCCTCCCCGCTACGAAAGGCTAAAAAAGAAGAAAATAAAATGAAAATACCCCGAAGGGGCAGAGAGAAGCATTAATTACGGAATATCTACTGCAGTCCAGTTCGCTCCGGCGTCAGAAGTATAAAATACCTGCCCGAAGTTGGAAGCGACATATCCAACAGTAGCAGAAGCCAAAACGCAACCCCTCATCATCTCATAATTCGTGAGCGTAGGGGTTTCGTCGGTGAAGGCAGTCCCGTTATTTACGGTTTTCAGGATTTTCGCGTCCCCGGAGAGAATTGCCAACGTGGAGGAATAGACGTCCACGCCTCGGAAAGTGCAGGTCTCCCCTGTGGTTTTAGCCGCCCAGGTTGCCATATCGGCTGAGGCAAGGCAAACACCAGATTCTCCGACAGCGAACCAATAATCCAGAGTGTCCGTAACCCCAGAAACCGCCATTAAATCAGAAGTTACGCCCGAAGTCCGGGAAGTCCAGGTTGTGCCGTCGGTAGAAGAAAGGATCTTTCCCCCTGCACCGACCGCGACGATTTTAGCGTCGCTGATAGCGTCAATCCCGAATAAGGCGGTGGTAATACCGGAGGTTTTTGCCGTCCAGGTAGAAAGGTCAGTGGATTTTAAAATCTTGCCGCTTGCCCCGACGGCATAAACCAGCGTCGCATTAATCGCTATGACATCATAGAGGTCAGTAGTTACGCCACTTGTCCGGGCTGTCCAGGTTACTCCTGCGTCGTCGGTAGTAAGGATTACACCGTCATCTCCGACAGCAACGCCAACAGTAGCAGAACCCATAGACACTGCATTAATCCGAGATGTTACTCCGCTTGTCCGGGCTGTCCAGGTCGAACCGGAGTTAGTGGAGGTGTAAATTACCCCATTATATCCGACGGCAACGATTGAGGTTGCCGATATTGCCGCTATATCCCGGAGAGTTACCTCCTCGGAGTAGTTATCAATGTCATTGGTAATCTGGACGGTTATATCATATCCAGAGGTTTCATCATAAAGGGCTTCCAATTTCACGTCCTCTATAATTCTGTCCCGCTTGCTTACCGGGGTTGCCAACTGCTGATAAAACATCGCCGGGAGGGTAATCACAAACTCAAAATTATCTCCATTGATTTCCTCTCCCGTGAGGGTGATAATTACCGCGTAGGGGTCAACAGAAGTAGGAGCAGAAGCATTGCCCCAGAAATTAGTCAGGTGGGTTTCGTCCACATGGGAAATCTGCACCCCTGCAGTTATACCCCGGTATCCCGCCTCCAAGAATTGGGGGTAAAGACTACCCAGGCGGATGCCGTCTTCGGGAGAAATATTGTTATTGATTTCCAGGTTAAGGCTTTCAGCGTCGGCGGTGGAACCGTCAACAGAAATAGTGCATTGACTCCAGGTAAAATATCCCTCCCGGATAATCGTTATATCATCCAAAGATTGAATAGTATCTTTAGTCTCGCTTTGCCCGGCAAGAGTCAGGGATAGCGTGGCAAAATCGCCCTTCGGCACGTCCAGGGTCATACTCAATATTTTACACCCGTCAATAGTCCGTTGATGGGTATCCTTGCCGATTCGAGCGGTAAAGGAAGGAAGGGTGTCAGCAGGTCTTATCGTGTGCCGATAAACCTCGTCCCCTCCGTTTATCTGTTCTTGGCGAAAATAACTCCCAAGAACCCATTTCCAAAACCAGGGGGACACCTGACCATCCAAAACCGTTGAAATATCGCCCTGCGGGATATACTGTGCTTGAGCGGTTTTTACAATTGCCCTATTGCAGGCGCCCTCATATTTCAGAGCAACCTCAGACGGGGAATCCAAACCACATTCGGCAAAATCAAAATAAGTAAAAGAGTCATCGGCTGTAATCTTAGTGCCGTAGGTCGATTCCTCCGCCACTCCTAAATATCGGGTTCTTGCACCACTCATATTTTACACACTCCAATTCAAAGTTTTATGTTAAATTAATTATTATCAAAGTCAATATATTTTAAGAGGTTTCAAGTCTCATTTTTCTGCAAACCAGAGAAAGCGTCGCCACATTTAGGCTTCCGCCCGCCTCGAATCTGGAATCTTTATATGTGATTGTTTTAATTGATGAATCGGCACATGATTCCATAATAGTTCTGTCCTCTTTGAATTTATCATAAACTTTTCCAGCTAACTCCACCCCGTCCCAGAAGGCATTTTGCGGGGAAGCCCCGTCGGTTACAATCGCAAGAGTAAAAGTTATCGTATGGTCGTCCGTCCAGGAACAGGCAGGTTCTATCGAGTCATCTTCCAAAACAACAAAAATTTCAGGTGGAAATAAATTGTTTATCGTTTTTGCCCCTACAGTGATTTTCGGGTGAGTCGTTTCTTCCGCGTCTTCCTCTCCCATTTGCCCTGGAAAAATTGAATATTCCCGGTTACAGGTAAACTCAGAAATTTCGTTGAGCATATCAACGACTCTCTCCGTGAGGTTGCGGATATAATTACCATAGCCGGATATTGTTGACATATTTACATTCCTTTATTTTGTATCATATAATTATTTACATATTCCGAATTTATCCCGCCATTGGGGATATGATATTTTTTAGAAACATTATCTTTTAAAAATGGCAAACATAATAGATAAAATATTTTTTCAAAGAAATTGAAAATATTAGATTCTATTTCTACGTAAACAGTATTATAATATTCTTTTCTATTTTTTGCCATTTTTATTTGTTCTAAAGTTGGGTGTTGACAACCCATTACACTATCCCCTTCATTTTTGCGACATTATTAAAATATTTTTGCACGTCTGCAGTAGTCTCCTCCGCAACCCATGTAAGCAGTCCCTTATCTCCTTTGCCCGTTAAGGCTTTCCCGCCAGGGTGTATAACCCATTTGCGGAATACAGCCTGCGTGGAGGACACAGCAAAATATAAAAACTTTTTGCGTTTGGGACGAATCACAAAGGGGTCGGTATCTCCTACATTTGCGAAGGCATATTTTACTTTTGAACCATAGGTAATTTGATATTGGCTCTTATCGTGCTGATAAATATTATCGGCTCCGCCCCTCGATAGGGACATTCGCAAACGACCGCCCCTGCTCTTGGGGAATATCTTTTTTCCACTTTTGCCTATCGTCGCTCCTTTGGTTTGCCATCCGTGAGAGATATGGCACTTGCTTTTTGCTTTACTCTCGACGTCCAGACTCATTACCTTGAGGGTGTCGTTTATCGTATCGGGGATTTTGTCCGTCATGCCCTTTGTGAGTTCCTTAAATCCGACGGTTATAACCTTTATTTCTGCAGGCAAACGAATCCCCTCCTTGTAATTACACTGTTGTTATTCATCCTCTTCCTCTTCGTCGGTTCTATCCACAATTCCAAAACAGTGAATCCTATATGGCTGTAATTTGCGTTTTATATCGTCAGGCAAAATTATAATCTCCGGCAACTTTACAACCCGGTCTCCCATGTCAATCACTCTGCCCATTTGTTGCTGTCGCTGGTTGAGAAAATAATTTGAGACCATCTGTATTGTCGCCATCTTGCAAACCGACGCCATACCAGTGGTATCGGCAGAAAGGTTAGTCGAATCCATATCCTGCCAGTTAAGGAAATTTTTGATTTCTGACTCCGCTGCCTCGTGTATAATATCTCTCATCGTCGAAAACTCATCCACAGGGAGATTATGCTGTTTGCCCGTGTCGTATTTGCAAAACAGGGCAACCTCGGAGGTGGTCGCAAACAACGGGGTAAAGGTCATCTCTTAACACCCCTCTTCGAGTATTTGAACGGTTACAGTAGTATCATCAGTAGAGGGGACGGCGAAAAACTGGGGATATTCGTCGGGGTTCACCTCAAATTCATGCTTTTGGTCGGATAGCATGGTTATGTCCTGACTCGAATCAGCGTCTGGCATACAAAGATTAAAGTTTGCACTTGCCTTAAAAGTTACCTTACGGGGGACGTCAAGATGATCATCGGGGAGAGGTATGGGACATCCCCTCTGAGTCAACCCGGAACCGGGGAGGCAACCGCACCCTTCAGAAACAACGTCCTGATTTGTTATTTTATATGTTTTGGTTTTTATTGACATATTTTCACCGCCTTTTTGGTGATAGAAAAATAAGGGGAAAAATGCAGGGGAGAAATGACAAACTCCCCTGCGGCTGCTATATCATAGGGGGATTAGTTGGGGATTTACAGTTAAAAATATTTTAATTCATTAAGGATTCGGTTCGGTGGCGTTCTCGTCTCGGATACCGGTCAATTTGACAAAGGAAGCGTCGTGTTTGAGGGCAATGTTCGAAACGATATTCAGCCTGATAACCGTTTCTCTCCGCTCAAATGCAGAAACCAGGGAACCAGAAGCGGTGTAAGAAGCAGTTCTGGAGGCTTCGACTACAACGCCTGCCCAAGTTACGATAATCAGATCATTCCAATTGCCGGCGAAAATCGTAGTGCAATCCGATTTTGCCCCTTTGGTCAGAGTGTTGGGGATTGTCGTGGTTACAAAATAGGGGTATCCGAGGAGATTCGGAGGATATCCCATATTGTTAACCGGGGTAAGCAGGTAATACCCGTCGTCGGTTTGGACTCTACGGAGGTTACTCAAGGCTCTGGGATTCATCAGCCAACCGGTAATCGTGGAATTAGCGGTTTGAAGGGTTTCTTCCACCTCAAAAAGTTTATTGACATTATTGCTTGCGGTAAATTTTGCTCCATCTGTCCCCATAGCGACTTCCGTAGCGGAATTTACAATACCGGAAATATGGGTGGTAGTTCCCACACCAAAAAGATATTCGTATTCAAATCCCAAAGCACCGTCCCGGACAATCTGGTCTTGGACAATTTGCAGAATTCCGGCTTGCCCTCGGTCAATGATTTCGTTTCCAACGGGACATACAATCTGGCCTATTTTTTCCGATACAGTTACCCGGTCAATCGTGGGAGAAGAAGCATTTACGGTTCTACCGTGCGATTCGGTGAATCCAACCATGCTAAAAGTCGAGCCGGCAGTGATACGAGGGATAAGAACCGACCCGGAAGGCTGATTATCCAGTCTGGTTACACCAGGAAGGCGGGAGAAAACCTGAGCCGCTTGTAAGGGCTTGATAATCATATCGCCAGCGAAAACATCAGGAATCAGATATTGCCCGCCGGAGGAAGAATCGTCAATCAGTGCTTTTTCGCTGAATTCGAATCTGTCCGATTTCATGTAAGCCTTGCGAAGGGCTTTTTGCTCCGCAGTTCTGCCAGGCTCCCAATATCCAGTGGCTATTCCTCGGATTGCTTTACCGAAGTCGAATTTTTCTTCCGCTCCATCGGTTCCAAAACGGGCTTTACCTCCACCGCCATAGGCTTTTTCCAGTGCTTCGAATTTGGCTTCGAGTTCAGCACTTTTCTTCCGCTCCTCTTCAACCTGCAGGCGGAGTTCTTGGGCTTTCGCTTCATACCCGTCCAGTGCGGTTTCCATTTTTTTGAGGGATTCTTTGGTTACGGGGTCTTCCCCTCCTGCTTTTCTCTCCGCAGAAAGGTCGTCCAGTCGGGATTGAAACTTGGAAAGGGTGTCGTTTACCTTCCCATAAGCAGTATTCATCTGGGTTAAAAGTTCATTAAGTTCTGGCATATTTCACGCTCCTAATTATTTTAATTTTTCGCTTATTCTGTTAAGTCGGTTGGTCATCTCGGTTATGGAGTTTTGGAGTTTTGCTCCCAAAAGTTCCATCTCGATTTTTCCTGCGTCGTCTTTAGCAAGAGTGGGAAACGATTCGCTTTCCGGCTCTTTAACGTCGCTTACAGAATCGGCTTTGGTCTCAGGAGTGGAAATATCCGTTTTGGCGGTCTCCGGCTCTTCGTCAGAAAGTGATTCTATCAATTTTTGTTTGAAATCCGGCATAGATTCTTTGATTTTTATAATAAACGGGTCGTTTTTCAACAGCCCCGCAGAATACATCTCTTCCACCCACCCCATCATGGCGGAGGCAAACTGATTTATATTTTGCTGTAATAGGGCTTTACCTTCATCTTCGGGGATAGGTTCTCCCCAGTTCCATACGATTTCATCTATGGATTCACGCAAAGAGGAAATCATTAAACCATAAGATTCAAGCAGGTTTCGTATCTGATAAATTTCTCCCCATGTTTGGGGTTGTTTTTCTTCCAGAGGTTCAGAATTATCCTTGCCTTCTGCGTTTTTTCCCTTGACGGCTAAAACCTTTGTGGCACTGTTCATCCCCCAGGGGACAAATGACACCTCCATCAGTTTTACCTCCCGGATTATGTGTCCGTCTTTAGTCCATTCGTCTTTTACAATCTGATAACCGATACTACCCTCGGTGATTACCCCGTCTTTGAGTAGTTGGAGGACTTCCCGCCCGCGTTCCGTATCGCTAATTTTAGCACGGACTAAAAGCCCAAAATCATCTTCCACCATTTCAAGGGGTTTGCCAATAGGAGCCTCGTGGCGGTCTTGCCCATGCCAAAAAAAGACTTTCATTCTGTCAAAGTTTTCCCGGATTGTCTTTGCAAAAGCACCTTTGACGATAATATCTCCGCCATCATCCAAATTATTAAATACGGAGGGATACCAAAGAACCTCATTTTTTTCAAGGTTAAGTTCTTTAAGGTTCAGTTTAAAACTTTTGTTCTGAATTGATTTATTATTAAATTTGTTACTTTTCATTGATAAATTCCCTCCACAAGTCCACCTGCCCCGGTGGTATCGTAAACAAGAGTGCAACGGCAACGGACTAATTCGTCTGTGGACGCTCCTCTTGTGGGGTCGCCCGGAAACATTAACTCTCCGCCGGGGAGTTTAAACGGGTCAGTTAAATTTTGTTTTTGACCGTTTGCCTCCCGATGGGTCTCCCGTGTTCTATCATCACTGGTGGCAAGCCAGACCTTTTTTAACCCGGATAATCCGGTCTGAACTGCTGAAAAATAACTCCCTGCATTGCTGATATTTACAATCTCCGTAGCCGCTATCATATCTGCCCGAAGGACTGAAAAAGATTCGTCGTAAGCCATAATCTTATCGGCAATCTCCCGCATTGTATCTCCGTTCAAAAACCCATTATTTACAATATCTTTTATCGTCTTAATGGTGTTTTCAGAGACTTTTATAGCCCTCTCGCCATTTATTTCCCTCACCCAGGCGTCAACGATGGGGTCTCCCGGATTAAAAACCAGCGACTCAAAACTTAATGGGAGTTGCAAAATCTCATAACTGTCCTTCTGCCGCATCGTCCATATTCTGGACTTTGCACCGGGGAGAGACTGTTTTAGATTTTCCAGTCCCCATTCGCCAAAAGTCTTTATTCCTTCAGTATATAAACTTTCATAAAACTTTTGGATTTTGTCCTTATGGGCGATTCCGGCAGAAGTCAAAATAGCGTCAACCTCGTTGCGTTCTGCTTTTTTGATTTCCTTTGAAATTTCTTTATATACAGAATTTAATATTTTTATAACTTTTTTTGAGTGAACTTCTTCCAATTCTTTTCTTTTTTTTTCCAGGGTCGAAAAGTAAAGTCGGGAAGCGTTTGCAGAGGTATCAACGACCCGAACGGAATTTATATCCGACGCTTTCCCCTCTTCTGTCGGGGGATTATCACCTTCGGGATTGACTCCACCGGGGGGAGCAACCATTCCGCCTTGCCCCATGATAGATAAAGTTCCAGGCATGGCGTAAACATCGCCATCCGGGACAGCCTCATATCCCAGGAGTTCCCTACTTTCGTTCTTCGTCAAAATCCCAGCAGTCCAACCATCTTTTGCCCTTTTCATCAGACTTTCTTCATTTTGCCTCATCGCCTGAACGTTTCCCAAATCGTAAGCCAAAAACACGCCATCGCCATAAGTGGCGGAAACAGACTTATTGAAACCACCGACGAACTTTTCCAACACGGGAATCACCGTCTGATTCCACATTATGAGTTCGGCTTCTCGATAGTTGCTATATGTGGCGTGGTCAAGGATTCCGACGATTACAGGAGGGACACCGAAGACACCGCAAATCTCTTCACGATTCAATCTTTTGGTTTCTTTAAAATCCGCCTCTAAAGGGGTCATTGACATGGTTTTCCAGGTTAACCCACCTTCAAGGATGATCGGCTTTCCGGCGTTATCGCTCCCCTGCCAGGTCTGTACCTGTGCTTTCAGCCGGTCAAACTGGGAGTCATTTAACAAATCTTTAGACTCCAACACCCCACCCGGTCTTGCCGAATTTCGAAACATATTTTTATTCCAAGAAACAAAAATGTTTTCAGTGTCAATAATTTTTCCTGCTACATAAACGGGGGATAAGCCGTAAAAATCGTTAGTGGGGTCGATGAATTTAAAATGAAAAATATCCTCTTTGGGAATAACGGTAGTCGCACCGTCAACCACGAAGTGATATTCCTTGACAAGTTCTTTAGGGTCTGGGACTATTTTAATCCGGTCTGAACGCAGGAAAAAAATCTGTGATACCCGCCCACCTTGTTTTTCAGATATGTCAAGATAGGCATTTCCGCTTATATATAAATAAGTTACAAACTGTTCCAAAAAATCATTAAAAGAAAAATAAGGGTTGGGGGTTTGAATCAAATTATTCAGGGGGTGGTTCGGAAGTTCCTCGATTGAACCCTCGGTATTTTTCTTGGCTACATACCACTTAACAGAAGATACCCTATTTGCAATCTCTTTTATACATCGATAAACCCAGATTCCCTGTTTATATCCCTCTTCCGAAGCGTTGTAATAAGAAAACGGTTGTGCCTTTTCCACGCCTGCCTCGTAAGAAGGGATAATGGGAAACCACGATTTAAGCAAGGAAAAGATAAGTTCCCTTGTCTTTTGCTGTATTTTTTGAATTTGTTTTTTAAACATATCTTCACTTTGCTTAATATTTTAAATTTAAAGAAATCTTATTCCAACATCTTTTTTGTTTTGTAGGCGGAAAAGTGCTTGCGTCATGGCGTCAACTTGGTCGTCATTAACACTATTCGGAAATGATGAACACTCCTCGATAAAGTCCCGTATCCAGGGAGCCACTGCCACAGAAGGGAGGTAAACGTTTCCACTTTCAATCTGGGATACTATGGCATTCGCCCTTGCTTCCTTCCCGCCTTCGGGATTAACCGGGATTAACCCAGATATTTCCCTTCGCAGGGTGTCAATCACTGCAGAACCGTTCGCCTTGTCTTCAATGAGTTTCGTATAGGACTTGCTCCATTTTTCCGATAAGGAACGAATTGCCTGCAGGGTCTCCGGGAAATTCATTCTACCTCGCACCTGGTCAAGGAGGTATTTATCAGCCTTAGTTCGCCCCCAGACCTGCCCAACGACAAAATCAGAATGGTCAGTGCCTTTAAAAGCACAATCCCAAGACTGAATTATCTCCTCAAACACAGGAGGAACCGAATCATAAAACCGCCACCAGGAGCGGTTAAAAATATTCCCGGATGCCGGGGAAGGTCTCTGTTGATAAAGCGACGCCCAAACACGGCTGCCGACTGCATTTTTTGTGGAGTCCATCCAGGCATGGTCAAATCCAAAACTGCCCCACAAAGGATCTCCTATAGCCCTACCCAAAGGATCTTCTTTGGATTCGCATTCTGCCGGAAGTGAGATTATATCCCATTTATCCGGCTTGCCAAATTCAGGGTTCAGGAGCCTGCCAGCCAGGTCGTCCTCATGCCAGCGGGTTAAAATTACAATCACCGACGCCCCGGGGTGTAATCGTGTCCGTAGGGTTGACTGCCATTCATCCCAGACTCGTTCCCGATATGTTACCGATTCCGCTTCTTGTGAATTCTTTACGGGGTCATCTATTAATAAAAGGTCGCTTCCAGAACCCGTGATTCCTGCTCCGATTCCAAGAGAGAGCATCCCGCCCGCAGTCCCTTCAATTTCCCAATTTGACTGCGTGGCTTTTTCCGTGGAAACTTTTATTCCGAAGATCTCTTGTCCCCACTCCTCCACCTTCCGCCGGTTGAACCTGCCGAACCGCTCCGCCAAACTGCCAGAGTAGGAGGACACAATCACCCGCTTTCCGGGATTCCGCCCCAGAAACCACGAGGGGAAAGTTTCCGTTACCGTCATTGATTTCCCGTGTCTTGGTGGCATAAAGATCATTAACCGCCCGTTCGGGGTGTCAATCAGGCGTTGGAGTTTATCACAGATTAACCGTAGGTGGGGGGCA